ATAGCATTGTGTCTAACTGTCGGCAAATGCTGGGAGATGCGCCTCAACTATCTTCTGGAGTTAAAAGCCCATGAGAGCGCAGTAGTCTTCAAGCGCGAAGAGACTGAGCGCATGAAGATCATGCAGTCAGTAACGGGAGGCAAGCGATGAAGTGCGATTGGTGTGGTGAAGACAACTATCCATTCTGGGAGCTTGAGTCAGTGAGAAGGCTCAAGCCACATCTTCCGATCTTCTACACGATGAGAGGTAAGTTCCAGCGCAATGAGTGGGTATGCAAAGAATGTCTGGCAAAGGAGGCGGCGTGTGAAGACGAGAGTCCGATGCTTTAGAGGTTCTTACGAAACGAAGCATGTAGGCTATATCGACACATTCACTACCCACTACCAACTCTTCAGAAGGGAGTGGCTGCTCTTCGGTCGAGTCGTCTGGCGCAAGGAGTTATTCTGGGAAGAGATCCCAGTCTGGGTGATAATTGGACTCAGTACGGTTGGCTACTACGATTCAAACGCCTGGAGAAGCAAAACGCCGCAATGGATGCATGACGCAATAAAGGAGAAATAATGGGCGAAATGGCAGATGATCTAATCGATGGTTACAGTTGCTCCCACTGCGGCATATACTTCGAAGAGGCACACGGATTCCCAGTCCTCTGCGAGTCATGCTTCAAGGAAGATAAAGGCTGGTCAAACATTCCACAATCAACACACAAGGAGTTGGCATGAGTAAGATAGTCCATGCTGCAATGTGGAAAAATACTTCGTCATGCTGGGGAAGCTACTGGACTACTAAGCCCGTAAAGCAGAATTATTCAATGACGCCTGATGAGCCTACCACCGGATACTTCGTCAAGCTCAAGCCAGAGGGAGGCGTAGATGAGCGTTACGAGGGGTCGTTCAGCACAAAGGATGACGCCGAAGAGTTTTTGAAATTATACGAGGAGTCTTTATGAGCCACTATGAGGGCTGGGCAATCGTATTCC